GTGAATCGGAGATACCCAACAGGTATACCATTGCTACAATGGAGGTGATTTGGTGGCTACGGCCCCAGTAAGATTGTCTCACTGTCAGCGTATGGATTGTCGTTTAACGACAGTTTCGATTTAAAATAAAATCGAGGGTCCTCATTTACCAAATGTGGAACCTCGGCCGGTGCCGTATTTACTAGTTAAACTAGTACATAGTGTGCACTCACTCTCAATCCGGCCTTGCCGGATCCAGATCGTAGGCTCAGCCTGCGACTGGTCGGTTAGCTTAGCTAATCCGCGAGAGCAGATGATACCAAAAACATCATCTAGCAGTTTCTCCCTGTCACCAATTGAATTGGGTGGGAGATGTTTGCGCAAAATCCTAGACATATGCCTAGGTCGATCGACCATTGGACGGCTTTCAAAGCCCTTCCCAATGTCTCGCTTCGATTTTGCACCCCCTCTCTGAGAGAGAGGGATCAAACCTCGGGCAAGGTGGGCTTGGCCCTCCTCCTGTTGGACAGAATCGTCCACACGGGTAAATGCCCATTTCTCGATCTCAGCACGCCTAGCGTGCCACCGAGCTCGGGTTTCGACAAACTTCCGGAAATATTCTGGAAATTCGTCCTCGCATTCACTGAAGGTTATATCATATAACTCACAGTGGTAATCGAGAGCTTCCTCCCAAAACTGATAGTCCTTAAAGAACTTATCATTTTGCAGGAAGTCGGCTAGGCCACACATGGCCTCTTTAAAGAGGACAGGTCGCTCTAGCGCTTGGATTGCATCAGCTAGGCTGGTGTAACCGGCGTCACGTGCTTGCCGACATTTATGTCGGTAGCCAGTTGCCGCCCACTTGTCGTCTGAGACGCCAAGTGCAACACGCAAGGCCTCATCACTAGTGATGGAGTCTTGGTCCGGTGCGGTGAATACAGCTTTGAGCTGCTCTTCAACGATCGTCCGGGCAGTCATACCTCTATAAGTGGTATTTGACTTAAACAGCCAGAGGGCACGTTTAACGTGCTCATCGGCTTGATCCAGGTAAACTAGTCGCATAGCGGCCAGTACTGGGGTAGGCAGGATTTTCAAGGTTTCCTTGAAATCCTCAAGCTTACCGGTGTAAGGGAACTCTAAGCCCCCCACACCATGATCCAAATATACCAAGGGATTATCCCAAGGTATATAGGACTTGAACCGTTCTTTGAATCGCCATATGGCGACTTCTCCGAGTTGTTCGAGCGCTTCCGGTAACCAGCTGACCTTCCTAAGGAAGTATCGGCACTTACCGATGGCAGGGTTCTTATCTTCCTTGACCAAACCAATGTTTGAGCATGGCGACAAGAGCCGTATCTTGATCGAGTCCACATGGACCGTCTTAAGATAGTCGCGTTTCCACAATTGTTGATGGACTCGCTTCGTACTGTCTCTACGACAGTCAACCATCGGTGCTAGCATCGATGAGCCTTCAGTCCGAAGAATTAATTCTTCAGAGAAGTATCCTCCCAATCTCGAAATGTAACATTTCGGAAGGGAAAGGTCGCCACCCATCCTCATTAAATGAGTATGGATGCCCTCGATGTATTCGAGGGGTCCGGGTGCAAAGTGATCATCACCTGCATTCGCGAAGCATCGCCACTTGGCTTGGCCAGGTGTTAATGCATGGTTCTCAAGATAATCTTGAAAGGCCATTTCCTCTGCCACTATTTTAAATAGTGTCAGGGCCGCCTTTGTCCCTGGGTTTCCCATAAGACAGCCGCGGGTTGTTGTGGACCCCTTGTATTCATACAAGAATGGTCCTTCCGCTCGCTCTAAAAAGCGAGGAGAGCACAGAACATCTGTGCACAAACTCATATAGACTGAGTCTATACCGGCACCCTGATTGAATGATTCAATCATAGTCTTCGAGATCTTGTGATCAAGATTCTCAGACGCCTGAGCTAGGTCAGACGTCACGAAAAAGAGGTTTGGAAAGGTGTCTAACACCTTATTCCATCCCGCCCTTTTCGTCCATTCATACGCCTGTGCCGCAGCGGCTAAGCCGCTCCGCGCGCATGGTAGGTATTCAAGCATTGAGATCATCTCATGCCCGAATGGCGAGAGAAGCTGGATTAACCAGTCTTCTCCCACGGTGATTGTACGAGTTTTCATACCAGGCTCACCGGTCGGAACCACCCTCACAGAGGGTGGGACCGATGTTTTCCTCAGAGGATTATCCTTCGAGTAAAACGGGTCTCCAACTAGGTAACCTAGTCGGATGCCTTCTTCAATTGAGAATTGAAGCATCTGGTAACCGGTAAACCGGTCCAGACCATAAATCCGCTCCCTATGAATATAGGTTGAGGGGTTTATGTCTATTGCCTTACGATTGTCTGATTTAATCAGGCTATCATCCCACGGGCCGTGTCTAACACGTCGCGTGGGTTCCGGCACATAGTTTGATACGTCCTCAAGCCTCGCTTGCGGAAAAAGGGCTGGCCAAAGATGGTCATTTCCCCTTCGATCGTATC